GTGCCGCAACCTGCGTAGTGGCTTGGCTGAAAGAACCTAAGAGCTGAGAGCCTTATAAATAAAGGGCTAGAGAGAACATCAAAAAATAACGCCAGAAAAATCAGGAAAAGATAAAAAATAATAAAAAAATGTATTATTCATGAAACTTATAAAGGTATAAAAAGAGATTAAAATATTAATTAAAAATAATTTATATTATCTATTGACTATAAATATATATTTATATATAATAGGTTTATGTTTAATAATAAGGAGAATATAAACATGAAAATTAAAAAACGTAGAACTAGTATAAGAGTTAGAAATGCAAGATTAAGAGCAATTAAATATTGTTTCTTAACTGTTGCTATAGCTATATTTTTTACTGTGCCTCTATTCGCTGTAGTGCATGGTTTAGTTTAATCATTATTAATAAGGAGAATAGAAACATGGAAACAATGCAAACAATATACAATATGTTAACAGAGGATACTGGAACTCATATGCTAGACAGTGGCGGTGACAGTAACAGACACTGGCAAAAGAACAAAAAGAAATCTATAAAAGATTTTATTAGTGAGCCTTATGAAACTATAGAGAGTGATGGAGAATATAAATATTATTCAAGATCATTATTTCACCACTTAAATAATACTTGTGAATATTTAGAACAAGAAACAAAAGACTTTAATAATTGGGTTAAACAAGATTTATATAATTATGATAACCCAAATGGTAGAGCCTTTAACTGTTTATATGATGCACAAGATTATTTAAATAATAGATATGGTTATGATTTTTCTACAGAGAATACATGCAACTTTGAAAATGATTTAAATCAAGGAATTATGTATGCTTACAATTGGGATTGTGACATCATCGCATTATCAATACATAATGGTGCGGATTGTAGGGGTGGTTATACTGATTTTAAACTATTTAGAATAGACGAATCATTTCATTACATGTTCACTGAAGTCGATGAGATAGAGGTGGCATAAATGAAATATAAAATAATAATAAACAACGGAACTCTTAAAGGCTTTCTAGCCTTTAGGGGTTCATGTCTTGCAACTATGCAAGATAAATATCAACGCCTACAGAATCAAGGGCATAAATTAAAATTAATAAGGGGGTAAATAATGGAATCAATAATGTTAAATGAAGCAAAAAAAAGAATAAATAATTTTAATAATCAACATTTATATAATTTTATCAAGCAGAGACAATGCCAAGATGAGCCAAGCGAATTATTAAAACATGCTTATGATGTTGCTAATGATAGACTAGCCAAAGAATGTGCAATGCTATGGAGTGGTAAAAGATTTAAAGATGAGCCACTTCAAAATATTATAGATAGAGATCAAAAAAAATAATATTAATCTAACCAATCAAAGGGCGGTATTATTACCGCCTTTTTTATGCCTTGAATATATAGGAGAGCCTTAGAGCCTTTCTAAGACGTTTTAATTTTAAAGCCTTGTTATTACTATCAATATATAATTATATTGCAAAAGACGGCTTTTCCGTGCCTTGTTTTTTCTCTGTTGCTTCTTTTTGTTTCTGTTGCTTTCTTTTTTTTCTTTTGATTATTTTTTGAATCAAGATATAAATTTGCCTTAAATATAAATTTGCCTTAAATATAAATTTGCCTTAAATATAAATTTGCCTTGATTATAAATTTGCCTTGATTATAAATTTGCCTTGATTATAAATTTGCCTTGATTATAAATTTGCATCAAAAGTAAATTTGCATCAAAAGTAAATTTGCATCAAAAGTAAATTTGCATCAAAACAGAATTTGCCTTGAAAGTAAATTTGCATTAAAAGTAAATTTGCCTTGATCTTAAATTTGCCTTAAAAATAAATTTGCATCAAAAGTAAATTTGCATCGATCTTAAATTTGCCTTAAAAATAAATTTGCATTTAACTATTGCTATTTATATATTTTTATATATAATAGGTTTATGTTTAATAAAAGTAAGGAGTTATAAAACATGAAAAAATATATATACACAGTAACTGAGCAATCAGTTGATACTAGGGAATACATAATTGAATCTAATGCAAAACTCACACAAGATGAGGTACTAGGGGTTTACACAGAATCTCATGATGGTGGTAGAAGAGTAACTAAGAATTTGCAGGAATATATCTCATGGTCTGATGATAGATTCACAGATGATCAAATTATTAATGAGATAAAAGTAGAAGGTTATTTCAATGGTACAGAATATGGTAGTGATTGCCATGTTTATGTAGATGGAGATTTAGAAGGGGGAAATGATGAGTAAAGTAATAACTAAAGAAAAAATCCAAATAGAACACGATTGGTTTATACCTTGGATACTTGAAGATTATGGAGACCAAGAGATTGCTGAAGCGTGGGGTAGTGGAGTATCTATTGAAGATTTTTGTATAGGTAGTGCGGGATTATTACCAGTACAACATATCAGAAACTGGGACGATATAAAACATCATTTTGATGATGAGCCTTACAACGGAAAAGAGATTAACTATAGTACAGGCAAATTATTTACTTCATGGTCTGAATATTATGAAGAAGATGGTTATGTTCATGGTTTATCCTTGCCTGATACTTTAGAAATAGAATGGGTTTATGAGGGGGATGATAATAATGAGTAATTATTCATATCAAGAAATAGTAGAGGAAGGCATAGAAGTCTGTGCCAGTTGCGGAAGTGCAAATATAAATTTCAATAAAAATAATCAAGATAAAAGTAAACCTATTGAGCATTGCTTTGATTGTGATTGTGCGGAAGGCTTGGCAACTTGTATGCCTAACGATTTGCATTTTTATCAAGAAGCAAAAGAAACATTAAATAAATTACAGGAGGTGCAGTAATGAATATTAACAATAGCCTAGAACTTTCAGAGATAGCAAGAGAATTATTAAATTTGCCTGAATACAAAAGAAAGCAATTGGCTTTAATTTTGATCGGCTCAACGCTTACCGATATATCAAAAAAAGAAGCGGAAACAGTCACAGAATGTTTTATATAAGGAGTAAACATGAATCTAACTAAAAAACAAATAATAGAAAAACTTAAAAGCATACAGTATGAAGTAGACCATATATTTAATGAAAAAAAAGATTTCTTTGATCATGAATTAGATGAAGAAATGCAAAAAGAAAATTTTGATTATGGTTATATTGGTCATTTAGGTAATGAAGTATATATGGCACAACAAGTGCAAAAAACTATAGATGAAATATTAGGAGAAGAAGATGAGTAGTTATTCAATAAATCTTAATGCTATCTCATGGGGTGCATCAAGTGAAATATATAAACTAGATAAAAAGTTTATAGGAACAGAAGATTATATGGGTGTTGCTTATTTTTGGAGTCATGAATATAAACATACTTTAAGAGACATAAATGTAACTCAAAGAAGAAGAATACATCATAAGGCTTTAAAACTTGGAATAGACTTTACTGAGGTTGGTGCTAAACAATGGGAAATTATAAGTCAAGTTTTAAAAATACCAGTAGAATCAATGATAGATAAAAAATATTATAAAGCCTTAAAAGATGGTCAAGTTCCTAAAGATTATCTAAAGGCTTGTGAATGGATGGAAAAAGTATTCTATAAGTAATTTGCACTAAAGGTAAATTTGCCTCTATGGTAAATTTGCCTTTATCTTAGAACTTGCTTAACTCTCTTAACAAATTGTTTATTGACTTCTTTATAAAAGTTATTCTGTACTACTTTCTGAGATAATTTAAACCAATCAATGAACTTTCTATGTCTAATAAATGGAGTAAAGGCTACAAGCAAGTCTAAGCCACCTCTACCCTTTCTCCCTTGTCTCTCCCATATACCATAGACTTTAGATCCTTTACCTTTAGGTACACCTATAAAACGTGAGCCTTTTCTTTGAGATTCTTTAGTCTTATCTAGTCTTTTTAATATGCCTCTTTGAGTAACAATGTTACCGAACTGATTTCTTCTACCCATAGCATCATCAGTAGGTGATGGATAACTTTGACTTCTAGCAGGTTCATTTTCTCCAGTATAGATATAATACAAGAACTTTGTAGCATAACTCTTAACCCTAACTGTAACCTTTAGACCTCTCTTATTAGGTTTAGCAAACTGAGACATGACAATAGCAGTTATAGATGTTTTTCTAGGTTTCTCTAGTTTTCTTAGAAGCATCTCTCTATGAGCATTGACAACTTTAGCACCAGTATAATTCATGCCTTCGCTAAGAACTTTATTGAAAGTCTTATGTTGTAAAACGTCCATTTTCTTTTGCAGTTTTTTTAGATCAGTTTTTACTTGTATATCCATATTTGCCTTAATACTAAATTTGCCTTAATACTAAATTTGCCTTAATTATAAATTTGCCCATGGGCTTTTTTTATCAAACTTCAAACCATTCTCATTAGCCACTTTGAGAATAGTCGATTTGCTTTTACCTAAAGACATCACAACCTCATTCAGAGATTTGCCTTTATCGATTTGCCTTTTTAATTGTGAAACATCAATTTGCGGTTTATTGCTCATTATAAGTTCTCGTAATGTTCTTTTAATTTATTAATATACCAAATACTTTTCTCTAAGTCTTGAATGTTAGAGTCTTTATATTTATGTCTATGTAAGTATTTAATTGCATTACCTTCAAGGTACGAAGGGAAATTTGCACCCAACTGTTGCTTTATATAGTCTATACATTCAAATTTGCCTTTATTGTAATGTGGTGGTTTGTTTACTAAATCACTCATTTGCCTCTCCTTATTATTTCATTCTTACATTTTTGTATGACTTTTTTCTTAGCACTAGGTGATTCAATGTAATCATTAAGCTCTGAAAGTGTCATACACTTTAGATAGTAATGTTCTGTTGTTGTTTTACCTGTAGCCCTATCTCTGATCTTGGCGCTAGGTTTTAGTTTTATCGGCATCTTTTTTCTCCTTTTTCTTTTTTCCAAAAACCTTTTCCCAATTTGCATCTAACCTCTTAGAATCTTCAGGTCTACGTTTAGACCCTTTACCACCATGCCAGTTAGACATAATCGACTCTTTGAAAATTGACAGATTTATCTAATTTGCTTAAAAGTTCTTTTGCTCTCATAAAATCCTTGGGTAAACATCTTAATAATTCTTCTATACTGAATATCATAATATCTTTTTCATCTTTATGTATTAATTCTAATACAGGCTTATCATCATCAGTATCACATACCAAAGCAGTCTTTCTATCAAACGTAAAGCATTTTGCATTTGGTTGAATCATGATATATCCACTTTCTTCACATTTGATATTTAACTGCTCATAAGCTCTTATCATCATTTCAACCATAGCAATTTGCTTTTTAGGTGGATCGTTTTGTAAAGATGTTTTTAGTATTTGCTCACCTTTAAGAAACTTAATCTCAAAATCAACACCTACCATTTTAAATATCCTTCTACGATTACCCCATTTAACTTTAGTCTCTAGCTCATAGATTCTTAGTTCTTTTAATTTATCTTTTAAAGATTCATCTAAATAAGTATTCATATATTTATCTCCTTGTGCGTATACATTTAAGTGTGCATGTGTGTAGTCCTACGGACTACTACACACACACACACTCAAATAATGTATCTCCGCACACACACACACTCACACACACACTCGCACACTCTATTCATTATTTAACTCATAATCATCATATAATCTAAACTCAGATAGCCTGTAACCCTGCTTCCTTACAGTGTTCTTGTCTCTTATCGCATGTATAACTACACCAGCATCTTCTAATCTTTTTAGCGATCTATTGATAGCATCACGATTAATTTCGTTGCCAGTAGTGTTATAAACCGCATGATGTTTGAAATCATCGGCTGTAAACCACTCATCTTCAGGATTTGGCTTATCTTTTGCTAAAAAATACATCAAAGAAGCAATCTTTTTATCTTCTGCTTCATTTACTGCATCTTGTATATCTTGATCAGAATCAACTTCATTATCAGTCTCAATTAACAATCCTGAAGTCACATCAAGACCTTCACCAACTAAAGTCTCTTCATGGAAGACAAAGTTCTTCTCTGCCATACCCATTCCGTCTTTGTTTTTGGTTTGTTTCATTTTGACATACATTTGCTTCTGACCATCAACAGTCTTGTCATCTCTCTTAACTAAAAACTCACCATCTATGGAAGCATCAAGAACAGAACTACCTCTAGCTCTACCCTTATTACCCCTACCAGTATGATGTACAAGTAATACTGTACAATCAAAATCATGTATCAATTGGTCTGCGGCTTTGACAAACTTATTAACCTCTTGAGCAGAATTTTCATCACCACTAAAGTTACGCTGAAACGTATCAAAGATAATTAAACCGATTTGCCCTACTTCTTGTTTAAGTAAGTTAATCTCATCTTCTAGCTTCTGATACTCTTCTGCTTCATTAATTCTTGAACCTCTGTTAGATAAAAACAATGGTACGCCTTTTAAATCACCGCCATGCTCACTTTGATTATAGGCGGCAAGTCTCCTCTTTATACCACTCACACCCTCCCCTGCAAGATAAACTACTGGAGAAGACTTCGTAACAGT